GCACGAATGATCAAAGAGCCTTGCAGCGCCGAACTTTCCCACGGGCTTTATGGCGACAAGGTCGGCTTCCTCACTCGATTCAAACGGTTCAAGGCCTTCTCCGCTCTCGGCAGTGGCTACGCCGTCTGGTTCCCCGCAATGAACCAAGGGGACTCCAGTGTTGGAGCACAGAACAACGGCGCGTCATGTTTCTTTTGGGAGAACGCCAATGCCGGCACACCCGTCCCAAACACGCTAGCCGTACCGTACGGAAACGCCGCAAACCCCATCGGATCAAGTGCCGAAACGATCGAGGTCGCGGGTGACGCCTTCACGCAATCGGCAGTGTGTTCATCGCAACGCACGTTGGCTGCGTGCATGCGACTCAGATACGTCGGTCGCATGGACGCCACTTCTGGAGAGGTCGCGGTCATCTCAGGTTTAACAGCAAACCAGTTGTTCAACCTCTCAGCTAACGATGCCGGCGTGACCAGCGTCCCTTCTAACGTCAACGATATCTTCCAGCTATCGACGCGTGTCTCCAGATTGAGCTTAGACGGTCACGAAGTTCGCTTCCGGCCGACTCAGAACACACACACTTTCGTGCCTTCACCTGTACTGCTCAACAGTAACTCTGCTGGCGCGGCTACTAAGATCGGAATCATCGGTACGAGCATCACCGCAATGACACCAGAGGCGAGCGCCTTGGCACCCGAGGCGATCATCATCGCCTGGCGGAACGTCACCGCCGCTTCCCCACTCATCCTCGAGACATACGTAGGAATCGAGTGGGTCCCAAACGCCTCCAACGGCCTTCAAGCCCCCCCGCACGTCGACATTGGTCCATCAGACACCTTTTCGACAATTTTGCGGGGTCTCGACAGGGCTCAAGCTGCATGGGACACTGTTCCGCCCCCAATGCAGCACGGGGCCGTGAACATGGTCGCCAGCATGGCACAGGCTGGCATGAGCTACTTCGGTGGAGGCCGAGGCGGACAATTGCGCCTCCGTTAGCCCCTCAAAGCGCACCAATGCGGGGCCGACCCCCGCGCCGCGCACCGTGTGTGCGCACACGAACTCGTTTGAGATTGTTGATCATTTTGGCACATCTGGTCTTCACCTCACGCGACCGCGCACATCGGATGTGGGAATTCCTCAGACCGCTACTCTGTCTGAACCACAGAGCAACAAGTCTATAAACTAATTGCCCGCTCTATGTGATATATGAGCCGACCACTAAGTCGTAAAACTCGTGACCCGCAAGTCGTTAATCTGCAAGCACGGTTGGCCACCTTAGCCCATCCACAGCAGATGCACCCCACCAGGGTTGTTGTAAAAAGGATTCTAATTTGTGTTTTACCAAGGCACACATAACGATCTGTACCTTATCCAGACGCTCTTTCTGTAAAATGACGTAAGGCTTGTTCGCCCGTATTAAGCACGCACCACGCGATCGTGGGACGTGTGCGGAGATATAGCGGAGAGTGAAAGGATATGTTGGGCATGAAGTCCTGATTTGTACAGGTCCGGTGTGGACATGAATTATTACCTGTTGATAGTGTTAAATTAGTGATTGGAGGAAATCGGTCTGGCAGCCGATTTTTGTGTAGCGCTTAACTCCGACCACCGTATTAACTATGTTTCGTCAACTCAGTATGTGGTTATCTAGCCACGTGGTACTGAAAACAAAAGAACACCACCGCCTCGCCGTGCCCACCATAGCTCGGTCAGATGGACTTCCTCCTAGAGGGAGCCTCGGGTATTGATCTGATCAGTCGATGCCTTAAAAGAACGATTTCTAATAAAAATAAGAAAGCGGCGTGCTCCAAGCTGAATAAGAGCACACAACCCATGCCGGATAAACATGCATGGAAGAACCCGGATTACGTTCCGGTTACCACGTCTGCCCCCCCATACGGGAAAACGCCGCGCGACTTAGCTCGTGTGGCGAGACAGTCATCTAGTCAGTGCAAACTAAGTGACAATAAGAGGAGGAAGAGGGGGAACAAAAACAAGGACCGTTGCCATGGTCCAGGTGGTCCGGTCAAACCACCGGGTCGAAATCCACGGTACACCAAGGATTTCGACTCTACGCTCGGTTACCCAGGTGAGGGGCCCGATCGCGTCAAAAAGGTCGAGACTAGTGACTGTCTCCACGGACTTAACTGCCAAGTCCACGGTCACTATCACCAGCGCCCACTAGCCCCTAAGAAGGCAGCGGCCAAAAGGTTAGCAGAAAAACAGAGGAGGAAGGAAGCTCGAAAGAGTCGAGAACCTCTTCTGTGTTTCGCAGAGCTGACCGGTGAATGTCACGACCCATGCCACTCCCACGACGTGCAACAGCACGAACGACACATAGCACGTGGACTGCTATTCAGTGAGTTCAAGACACCGTGGGGAGTAGATGCCGACTTTATGAACCTCGGAGAGGAGGTTTATGAGGACGGCGGTGTGGAAGAGGAGGATGAGGCGAAACATGGGGATGTAGGCGACGCGCAGGAACACGCGCGACAGACCCATGTGGAACCTCCACAGCCTGTGGACATACAAGAAGAGCCACAGGAGGGAGCCACCTACGAGGATACAGAGCAAGTTGTTACAACCGAAACGGTTGACCCAGTTCCCGCTGGAGAAGAAGTCATAGACTTCGCTGCTCACAATAGACTCGTCATGGAGACGGTGCGACGCAAGATTTTCTTGAAAGCACCTCAGATGCCACTAGCAAAGAACACGCTAGGTCGGCGTCTGGCCAATTTGAAAATTTGGTTACTCTCTGGTGTTTCCACACAGACGGACGTCATGTCCCACAATGACATGTCTTTTGCATTTGCAGAGCAACCGCAAATGTTTAAAGCCATCGAGGAGAGCCATCGCTTTTCTCTCTTCGGTTATGAGGTTGGCAAGCCCCATAGCGTCACCACGCTTCCGCTAGAAGCACAGATGTTACGTGATACATACGACACATACATCGAAGGGTATGTCTACCCTTGCGCCGTGATGCACGCACTCACAGACCCCAAGATTTTAGGCCGAAGTTATGTAACCAAGGACTATCAGCTCAGGGACGTAGTGAGCATAGTGCAATACCGACTCTCTCTGCACGAGTCGCACAAGTTATGGGCCGCGAACCCAGTCTTGTTGTTGAACACGGTCTTACACGCCACAAACCAGTTGGTCATCATGGGTCTATACAAACGTATGGCAAACCCTAACGAGACTGGTGTGCATATCGAGGACAGAGGCTCTGTCCCCGACGTGGTCGTCACTCGCAACCTATTTCGAGTCGGGACGGAAGCTTACGATCCTCCCCCAAACCATAAGCACCTCTACAACAAGAAGTTCAAAGTCCTAACCGGACGCGAATATTTTGTTGACGGGCAGCTCGATTTTGGTACAGACGACAAGGATGAGCACAGCGATGGGTCTTACAGGACAGTGTTTGGACCCTCCGCGGCTCACAATGGTGTGATCTTGGCGGACAGCGATCATAACCTCAAGGGCGGTATTACTCGTCTCACAGCAGCACGGTTCCCCGAGGAACCCGGTAGGCATCAGGAATTACGGGGGAAGCAGGCAAGCTACATCAGCTCGCTCTCAACCACCACATTTCTGAAGGCCCTCCGCGACCAATACTCCAGTAGTGAACAATTCATCAACTACGCAGACGCAAAAACTGAAGCATTACGCCACCACGGTGACCCACATGCCAAGAAGATGCTGAGAATGATGAGCTACCAGGAGACCGTCGAAGCTGGCGAGGAACCCTCCCGCCTGTGGGTGCGGTCCATCCAATATAAAAATAAAAAAGATGAGATCGCAAAACCAGGAAAACCTATCCGGATGATTGGGGATCTTGGTGTGTCGGCGTCCCTACAAGGATTCTGGCTCACCAAACTCCTCAAGGAGGCTATGGCTACACAGCCCATCCTGTATGGTGGAGTAGAGTTGGAGTTTATTGCCAAACCCACTACCAGCTCACTCACACGAGCTTTCAGCAAGCTCCAAAACCCAAACGGTCGCATGTACTTCTGTTATTTTTCTGACGATGCATGCCTCGGGATTCGAATGGGGACTGAAGTGCGCGTATTCAACTTGGACATATCCAAATGCGACGCTTCACACACCGGCTCTCTCTTTCAGGCGCTCATATCCGCCACACCTGAAATAGCCGAAGACGATATGCGTGTACTGGTAGAACAATGCCAGGAGCCTATTGTAATAAAAAGCCGGGTGGACACTGAGAAGAAGATCAAGCTCCTCCCAAATGAACCCACTTTATACAGTGGAAGCACTATCACCACAGTGATAAACAATTTGGCCAACATACTCATTGCCAAAGCTATCGCCGAGTCGACCATTAACAGCGTACAAGACATCGTACAAGCTGCGGAGACCGCCGGTTATGTTGTCACTGCTGAGGAGTGCAAAATACCAGAGGATATACAATTCCTCAAGTATTCACCGTGCATGACCACCACAGGTGAATACGCCCCCCTGCTCAACCTAGGAGTAATAATGCGAGCCAGCGGCACATGTCGCGGCGACCTCCCAGGAAGAGGAGACCTCACCCAGCGGGCTCGGAGGTTTCAAGCTGCCCTGCTTCAAGGGGCATACCCACGCTCACACCTGGATTTCATTGACAACATGAAAGCCGCTGCGGGCACGCCGGACGCCGTCTCGAAACGTGTCGCCGAGAAGATTTTTCTCTACAAGGTCTATGACCAAGGAGACTTTTTTCACTTCGACACGGATTCCGCCTACAGACGGTACCGCCTAAACGCAAAGGAGTACTCTGATATGAACATGTTCTCGAACATGGGACCCTATGAGACCTTTTGCGGTAGCATCGTTGACAAAGTTCTTGGAAAGGACTACGGATTGGCTAGCGCAACGCTGTAAAAGAAAAACAATAAAAACAAACAAACAAAAC